GTCGATTGCTTTAATCTCATGCGCTACATTGTCGATTGAGATTAGTTTAGAGCCTTGCCAAATTGAGTAAGTGATAGTCATTATTAGTTCTCCCATGTTAGTGCGAATAGTTTTGCTAGTGCCTCATCATCTGAGTCATCAAAATCATCAAAGTCATCAGCAGGTGGTTGCTCATCTGACTCATCTAGGTATGTGTATGCGTCTGCGACATCTTGTTGGATAGTATCCCACTTAGACACGCTATTAGTTTCGTATGAGTATGCGTATGACATTATTTATTCATCTCCTTAGCGATAGCCTCTGATTTGGTAAGTGCCTCTAGGGCGATTGCGAGGGAGGCAAGGCGTTGAGCCTCTACCATTTGCTTGTATTCATCTAGTGTCATTTATTCTGACCTTTCGTTGTTGTTATGTTGTAAGTGTAGCATAGGGGTCTGACATTTTGGGGATGTCGTGGGGGTGTGTCGTGTGATACTAGTCACACTCTCCGCAAGGGCATTGAGGAAACTCACGCTCTTGCTTGATACGATTAGCGAGAGCCATAACCTTGTTATAGGTATCGGCACTAGCACCACGGAAAGAAACTAGTTCGCCATTAGCGACCATTTCCGCACCTAGTCGGATACGCTGTTCGAGGTCAAGGTGACCAAACTTTGAGTGTTTAATTGTATTTTTATCTAGTGTAGTCATTTTAGACCACCTTTCTTTAATTTGTTTTTCTTTATACCTTAAGCATAACACGGGGGTCTGACAAATTGCAACTCTAAAATGTGTATAATTCGGACATTGTGAGGTAAGTCACAAAAAAATCGTGTGAGATAGGTCACAAAACACCCCAAAACATGGGCGCACTATCCGAAATGTCCGATTTGCCCAGATTGTGTATCATACATGTAAAATTTCTATTAACATTTTATAGATCTTGATATTGCAGTCGACTAAAAAATATGATGGTATAATTTATACATGAATGAAAAATTTAGAGACACCAATTTATCAACTCCACAAAACATAACTAAGCTGGTTTTAGAAGCTAAGTTAGAAAATTTGCCTTTTGCAATATTAAAGGGGGGAGTTCAAAATCCTCCTACTGAAGAAGTTTTTAATGAATTTAAAAAGCAGCTTGGCACTCAGCAATCAAGAGTCGGTATCTCAGAAGAAAACTTAGGCTACTTTGAAGAATGGAACAGTATTCAAAGAGCACTAATTAAGATCTACGGAAATCCTACTAAAGCCTACAATAGCTTAATGCAAACAAATCATTACTCAGTTGGCAAAGTACATGCAAGCCTACATTGTGATCAATCTGATGTAGTCCATTTAGCTTGCTATGGAAGCGTAGAATGGCTACTAATTGATCCAGAAGATAAGCAGGAGTACAGAATCGTACTGGAAGCTGGAGATGTTCTATACATGAGAGGATTTGTCTTACATGAGACTACTCCTTTATCAGATAGAGGTTCTTTAATATTTATGAATTTATCGTATGACGATTTTCCAGATTATATTACTGGAAGCTTAAAAACTGAAGAAGAGCGGGAAGCTTTTAATAAGAAACAAAGAGCAGATTTCCTTGAAGGTTTAAATAAAAACCACTAAACCTATTGACTCATGAATTTTCCTAATGTTATACTTAGGAAGGTTTCGGGGGGTTACACTAAGGAACTCAATACACCAAGTAGTACTTGGGATTTGATTTCAGACTCTCTCCTATCTTTCCAAAAAGTTAAAATTTGGGGGGTAGGGGGGGTTTGCTAAAAAATCTAATTCCCAAGTAATCAATATAAAGAATATAATATATATAGGCAATAGGCAATAGCTGAAAAAAATTTTATTAACATTTATGAGATCTTGATATTTCAGTCAACTAGAATATATAGTATAATTGATAAAGAGATGGGGATTAAATAAATGACAAACGAATTTAAGAACTTTTATTTTTTACATATAAGAAAAACTGGCGGAAGATACTTTAAAGAATACATTTTAAAGCAGCTCGAAGACAAAGTAGAAAAACTTCCAATTAAAGATAGACATGAAGGCTGGAAGAAAGAAATAGACGATAACACATATGTCTTTTCAATACTAAGAGATCCAGTAGAGTACATATGCAGTGTTTATGCACATATGATATCTACTAGAGCTGGATTGCTTCATCCATCAAATGAAAACGGCAAGCATACAGATTCTATAAAAGATAATATAGTAAATATTGAACTAGACAAGAAGTATATGTTTGAGTGGATAAGATATAACAAATGGACTCATAATCTACAAAGCAAAGAAATACTACATACTTCAGAAGAATATAACAATATCCTAAATATAATAATTAAAAAATATTCTAAAGATAATAATGTCGACAAAGAGTTATTATATGAAAGATTAAATAGAATCAATCTTCTTGTAAGACAAGTATCTCTTAAAAATCCAGAAAGCATTGTCAAAAAACTATGTGATGATTTAAACATAGAATTGGCGGGGGAAATCCAGAAAGATACTTTAACTTACCACAATATGGCATCAACTAATCTATATAACAGTCTAACTGAAGAAGATAAGATCGAGATAAGGCAGATGTTTGATATAGACAATGAAATCTATAACAATCATAGTATTTTTAGTCAACTAGATAATGTATGCTCATTCTGTGGAGAGTACTCATATACTACTAAATTCGACTCATCCTGGAAAAAGTATTCATATTGCTCAAATTGCATAGAATCGGGAAAAGCTCTCCTTGGCTAATATAAGACACGAACTTCATCTTCTTGGCCCAGAAGCCCAGGAGATACTTAAAAAGTATTTACAGGGCAAGCTAGGCCTTTGTCTGAATGCTTCTGCAAATGGTGGCATATGTGATTTATTGTGGAAGCATGATGACTGTAGTATAATTATGAATATGTTATATGATCTTACATCCGACGAGATGTATAGGGTCAAAGGAAATATGGGGTGCTCTCTATTTTCCGCCGCACTTTTTTCGCACTTAAATGAGGAGTAAATTATGTTCTATGATGATCCAAATATAGTTAAGGTAAAAGAAGAAGGAGTGTGGATAGGCAAGGGCTTTGTTTCTCCAGAAGACTGCAAGGAGATAATGCACCACGTAGATTCCTTTGAGGAAAAAGACTGGCTAGATGGATGGGCTAGGCATCAAGGAACATTATTTTATAAAAACGAAGCTTCCTCTGAAAAGCCTATTGCGGAATGGTGGAGCGACAAGGTTAGCCCTCCAGTTCTTATTCCTTCAGTAACAAATATTAATGCAAAGCTCAAATCTCTTTTTTCACCAGATTATGTTTTTCTTCCAGAGTATAAAGTTGTCAGACTTAAGCCTGGACATAACATGAAGTCTCATAGAGATAATAGAGATGGGGATCATAATCTTGATGTGGAGACTAAACAAGAATTTACAATTCAATGTGCCTACACAATTTATTTAAGTGACTTTAAGGGTGGTGAAATAAACTACCCAGAGCTAGAGTATACCCATATACCAGAACCAGGAGACATAGTTATACATTCTGGACGAGTTCTTCATGAGGTTTTTGATGTAATTGAAGGAAACAGATATACTATAACTGGATGGCTATTAGGTAAATAGGCCCCATACAAAGGCGGATTCGTATGGAGCCTATTCTGCACCTTCGTGCACGTAAGGAACTAAAAGCTCAACTTACGTATATTATTATAAGATAGTATTGTGTTTAAGTCAACGGTTTCTGAAAAGTATTTTTTTCTTTATTATATAAATAGCGTTGTAAAATTTTAATTGAATTTTTTGCTCAAGCTTTCCAGCATAAGTCTCATTCTTGTAATGATCAGTTTGAAAGTAAGGACTTTGCATCATTTTGGAAAAATGTCTTGGGCTCATAAATATAATTATACATCATCATTTCCTCTAAATGCAGGAGCTGGCCCAAGCAGGAATCCATCTTCGTGATACTTGACCATTTTTGCGACATCTTCAGGACCAGCAGTTGCTTTAGCCATTAATGTCATCATGTCATATATTCTATGAAGCATTATGTAGTTTACCATTGGAAGATTGTCTTCTAGATTACTGCTCTCGTTCACTAATCATCCTTTCCAAATCTTGGGATAAATCAAGTAAAGTTTTTTCTGTTTCAATAGCTGAATCAATGTATTGCTTAAACTCTTTAATGGCTTTTAGAGCCATAGGAAGAGCTGGCATGTGCATGCATGGAATTCCCATTCCAACAGCTCTAAGTAAATCTTTATCGTATGGCATTGTCTACTAACCCCTTTATGTTATGGTAAAACTGCAATCCTATATATTTTTTATAATTGCATGACAAGCAATATAGAAATATTTGATCATATTGATCTGTGTTACATAGAAGAGAGCCCTGATCCGTTGGACAATATATCCTTGGAACAAGGCCCTCTTCTGATAAGGAGATGTACTTAGACACATACTGTATCTTCATACTTCCTCCTCTAGTTGTTTGGAAATTTTAAGTAAAATTCCTTTGCTCTTGGGGTCATACCCTTCCAAGCTGACCAATCACTACCGCCATCGGTCATATAGTACGTTATCTCTGCGTTTGTTACTGGGTCGAATAACTCCTTGTTACTCTGCAGATTAAATTTCTCAAGTCTTTCAGGACCAAGATTTCCAATCATATTTATTTGAAATAATCCGTAAGAATTATCTCCTGTATTCCTATTCCCGTTATATGCAAGCGGTCTTCCATTAGATTCACGCTTTGCTATTGACCAGGCTTTTTTAAGGCCTAGTCCTTCGAATCCTACAGTCTCAAGTAGTTTAACTAGCTCTTCGTCTGTAAGCATCTCAGATGGCTTGTAAATCTCTTTACTAAAACTATCTAAGACTTCTTGCTTTAATTGGGCTTCAGTTTTCACTAAAGGTTTTACTGCAGTTACAGCAATTGCTGGTTGAGTTCCAGAAAACAAAAACAGTGTTACCACTGCTATTATTGTCCAGTCACGAACCAAATCGCTAAACTGCGTTTTTATATTCTCCATTGGCATTTCCTCCTATAGAGATAACGAACTCTAAGAATAGCATTGCATTGGTATATATGTCAAGTCAGTTGACTGAAATTGCATCTCATATATTGATATATATAAAAATATTTTTAACCCCTAGACCGCTAAATAAAAGTTTGATACACTAGGACTTCATTCAAAAATAGCACCGCAAGGCGGAGAAAAGGTCGTATAATAAATGTCGCAGACTATTGAAAATCCTTATGAAAATTTTATTGCTCTATCTAGATATGCAAAATGGGTAGAGGCAGAAGGTCGTAGAGAAACATGGGGAGAAACAGTAGATCGATATTTTTCTTTTATGACTAATCACTTAAAAACAAATCACAATTATATTCCAAATGAAAAGCTAGTTGCGGAATTAAAAGAGTTCGTATTTGAACGAAATGTAATGCCCTCCATGAGATCTGTTATGACCTCTGGAGCCGCACTTGAAAGAGATAATGTTGCTGGATATAATTGTGCATTTCTACCAGTTGATTCTCCTCGTTCATTTGATGAGACAATGTATGTACTTATGTGCGGAACTGGTGTTGGATTCTCAGTTGAATATAAATACATTAATAAGCTACCACCAGTGCCAGAAAAACTTGAAAAATCAGATACTGTAATTGTTGTTGAAGATTCAAAACAAGGTTGGGCTAAAGCTTATCGTGAATTACTTGCTTTGCTTTGGACAGGACACATTCCAGCAATTGATGTTTCTAAAGTTCGTCCAGCTGGAGCAAGACTTAAAACAATGGGTGGAAGATCTTCAGGTCCACAGCCATTAGTTAATCTTTTTGATTTTACTATTGCAAAATTTAAGAATGCGGCTGGAAGAAGCCTTAAGCCAATCGAATGCCATGACATTATGTGCAAGATTGGTGAAGTAGTAGTTGTTGGAGGCGTAAGACGCTCAGCAATGATTTCTTTATCTAACATTAATGATATTGAAATGGCTCAAGCAAAAGCAGGAAATTGGTGGGAAGCAAGTCCACAACGTGCTTTGTCAAATAACTCTGTTGCGTATTCTCGTAAACCAGAGATGGAACAATTTATTGCAGAATGGAAGTCTTTATATGACTCAAAATCTGGCGAACGTGGAATCTATAATGTTGCGGCAGCGCAGGCGCAAGCAGCTAAATTTGGTCGTAGAAACCCTGAAATACATTATGGAACGAACCCATGTTCAGAAATTATTCTTCGTCCTTATCAGTTTTGTAATCTTTCAGAAGTCGTATTACGTGAAAGTGATACAAAGGAAGATATCCAGCGCAAAGTTGAGCTCGCTACAATCCTTGGAACGTGGCAGTCAACCTTAACAGACTTCAAGTATCTTCGTAAAATATGGAAAGATAATACGGAAGAAGAAAGACTGCTTGGGGTATCTTTAACAGGACAGTTCGGACATAAGTTTATGTCTGGAAAGCAAGATATTATTGCTCTTGAAGCATTTTTAATGTCAATGCGTGATCGTGCAAGAGAAGTAAATAAAGAAGAGTCTGGGAAAATTGGGATTCCTGAGTCTGCAGCTATTACATGCGTAAAGCCTTCTGGAACAGTGTCTCAATTGGTCGGGGTATCTTCAGGAATGCATCCATGGCATTCGCCATATTATATTCGTACAGTACGTGGCTCAAAGGGAGATCCAATTTCTACATTTTTAAAGGAAGTCGGAATTCCAGTAGAAGATGACGTAATGAAACCAAACGATACATACGTGTTTTCATTTCCAGTAAAAGCTCCAGAAGGAGCAATTGTTAGAAATGATTTAACAGCTATTGATCACCTTAACATTTGGTTAGTCTACCAGAGAGCCTGGTGCGAACACAAGCCTTCAATTACAGTTTCTGTAAAAGAAGATGAATGGATGGAGGTTGGAGCTTGGGTTTATAAAAACTTTGATGAGGTTTCTGGAATATCATTCTTGCCTCATTCGGAGCATACTTACAAGCAAGCTCCTTATCAGGAAGTTACAAAAGAAGAATATGATGCTCTTGTTGCAAAGATGCCTAAAAGTATTCGTTGGGAAGACTTGTCATTTTATGAGATAGAGGACGGAACTTCACCAACAGCAACTCTAGCCTGTAGCTCAGATGGTAATTGCGAATTGGTAGATATTAGCGCATAGTGGTACAATAATATAATTGGGCTAACACCCAAAATTCCTGGGCTTCCCGCCTAGAAATAAGGAGGATCAAAAATGGCAAAAGCTAAAGAAGATCTAAACGGAGATGGAAAGGTTACAATGCAAGAGAAGATTCTAGCAGCACTAGCAAGTTATGGACGTCATTTTTTAGGAGCAGCAATTGCCCTATACATGACTGGCAACACTAGTCCAAGAGACCTACTATTGGGCGGATTTGCTGCCACAGCACCCGTAATTTTGAAGGCATTAAACCCAAATGAGAAGTCATTCGGGTTTACAAACAAGTAAACAAAAATAGTCAATTAGAAATACTCCTGTGCTAAAATTAGTACAGGAGTATTCCTATTTAGGAGACTATGGCAAATGGCAGGACAAAAAAATTTCGACGTAGATCAAAATGCAACATTTAGCTTTGTAGTAGAATATAAAGACGAAAATGATAATGTGATTGATCTAACTGGCGCATCTGCAAAAATGCAGGTACGTGATGTAAAGGGTGGCTCTAAGCTAGCAGTAACTTTAACATCTCCAAGTGGTGGAATTGTAATAAACGGATCCCTTGGAAAATTAACTGTAACACTTACACCAACTCAAACAAATAAACTTTTTTATCCTAAGTCAGTATATGACATAATGGTTGTAGATTCTAATGGTAATAAAATTAAGCTCCTTGAAGGGTTTATGACCCTAAATAGATCGGTAACTATATAGTGATTGAATCTGTAGTTGTTAAAGAGCAAATAAATAAAGTTGTAATTTCTTCTCCTGGACCCCAAGGTCCAAGAGGAAGAACCATACTTAATGGTACGGGAGACCCAGCAGCAAATCTAGGTCTTACTGGGGATTTTTATTTTGATACAACATCAGCAGCTTTTCACGGACCAAAAGTGTCTGACACTACTTGGTCGGGATCTAATAAGATATTTCTAACAAATAACACGTTAGCTTATTCCTGGGAGCTATCTCAGCTTACAGGACCATCTAATGGAATTTATTCTCTTGTTATAACTCACGGACTAGGCTATCAGCCAAACGTAACGGTTAAATCAAGCGCTGGAGATATTTTGGAAACTGGAATAGACTACAATAGTACTAATCAAATAACGCTGACAATGGCTCAACCATTTTCAGGGACAGCATACCTGTCATAAGGAGATAGCAAATGGCAAGAAAAT